CCCGCCCGAGGAGCGGCCCGGGGAGGAGGAGGAGGAGCTTCCCTACACTATCGATAGCCAGTGTGCCAAGCACCCCTACCTCTACGCGGACGGCCGGTACTACTTCGCGGTCAACCAGGACACCCTCTCGTTCCCCGCGGCGGTGTGGCAGAGCATTGTGGCGGATTACTCCTCCGACGGGGGAGACCTCACGCAATACGAGATCGCCCGCAAGTATGGCATCAACAAGCGCGTGCTCGAACGGTGCTTCTCCCTCTACGGGCACTTCAAGGCCCGTCCGCCGGTGACCCGGGAAGAGTTGGCCAAGGCGGAAGACCCCGGCCCTCTCATGGACCGGGCCATCGAGGTGGCGGAGCATGCTTTCTCGACGAAGCTGGGCCAGCGCCGGGTCGCCACGTTGGCCGCCAAGGTCCGGTCGCTGAAAACAGAGCTGGCCGACAGGGGAACGCTGGCCGACGACCTCCGGGACACGGTACGGGAGGCGCTGGCGGCGGCGACCCTGGTGGTTCCTCCCCTCCCGGAGACACGGGGGGCAGGGGGGAGACCGGGGGGACAGACGTGGCATGCGGCACTGTTCGATGTTCACCTGGGGCAGATCACGGATGGGACCGCGGGGTGGGGCCGGGAGTATAACGTGGAGATTGCCCGGGGGTATCTCCGGGAGTACGCCCAGCGGTGTGCGGGGGAGATGCTCCAGCGGGAGAGATACTCGCACACCATCCATGTGAGCATTGGGGGAGACTTCTTCCACTCGGTGGTGGGGGAGACCAAGCACGGAACGGTGATGGCGATGCGCGACCCGGATGACCGCAAGGTATGGGCGGTGGGTCTGGAGGCGGTCTGGGAGATGCTGGGAACACTGGCCCAGGCGGCCCGCACGGTGGTCCTGCGCGTCATCCCGGGGAACCATGACTTCATCCTGGCGGAGATGCTGGAGGAGACGTTGGCCTGGGCTGCGGAACAGAAGGGCGACGACCGCATCTGTGTGGCGGCGGGCCGGGGGAAACGGCGGGCGTTCCGCATCGGAGATGCCCTGCATGTCCTGGAGCACGGGGAGATGTTCAACCACATGGCTTCCCCGAAGGCACTGCTGGGGGCGGAACAGATCGCCCGGATGACCGGGGCGGGGGAGTACCACGGGGCGCGGCACGTCTATTTCTACTGCGGGCACGCTCACCATCGGGAGGTGAAGGCGTGGGGCGAGCACCTGGAGGTGATTCGGGTCCCCAGCATATGCCATCCCAGCGAGTATGCGGAACAGATCGCCGTGGCTAACCGGGTCGAGGCTCCCCTCTATCGCTTGGCGGACGACGGAACGATTGCGGCGGAAGAGCGCATTGTGATGGCGGCCCCATGACCGCCCGCCGCCGGGAGTTGAGCGAGGACGAGGGGGCGAGTTTCGACGCGGCCTACCTGGTGGAGGGGTGTACTTTGGCCGGACTGGGCCAACGATTCAACATGGCGCGGAGCACCGCACTGCGGCTCCGCAAAGAGCGGGGTCTGCCGTCTATGCCTCCGGGACCCCGCCCGGGGAGGGGAGAAGTACCCGAGTGGAGAGCCATCGGCTGGCGGTGGCGCTGCTGGCGCTGTCTCCAGTTGGTGGTGGGAGACATCTGCGCCTGGGGGTGCGAACAGGCAAAGCAGTGGCGGGAGAGTTCTTGAGAGCATCTGGACTAACCCCAATGGTTGGGCATGCGTACCATTACTCTCCCGGCATCCCGGCGGACGGCCTTCGAGGATGCTGTCGGCGCGAGTACGCTGCGGCTGTCGGAAGCGACGGCCCAGTTTGAGGCCGCGGGGAAGAGCTTCCCCAAGGGGACCATCGGGTTCGTGGAAGGGGTCGCCTCGCAGGGCGGTGTCATCAACGCCAACCGGCGGCTGTACTCCGCCGCAGTGCTGGCCGAGGCGGCCCAGGCGGCGGAGGAGACACTGATTCCCGAGGGGCTGCTGCTCGGCGAGGTGGACCATCCGGGGTTCTTCGATGAGGGCGGGTTGGGCGAGGCGGCGGTGCGGTTCACCAAGATGTTCATGGAGGGCGACCTCCTCAAGTATGAAGGCGTGATCCTCAGCACGGCGCACGGACAGCACCTGCGGTCGTTGCTGGACGGAGGAGTGAAACCCAAGGTCTCCACCAGGGGCTTCGGCCCCCGCGTTGTCCAAACGTTGGTGGTGGACGGGGTACCCCAGGAGGTGGAGGTCATCACGTCGGGGTTTCGGTTGGAAGGGGTGGATTTCGTCGTGTTTCCGTCGAATCCGGCGGCACGCAATGTTCGGCATGAAGACGTTTCCAAGGAGGAACGCATGACACTCGAAGCACTGCGCGCCGCGCACCCGGAGTTGCTGGCCACGGTGGAAGCGGCGGCCCGGGAGGGATGGGTCGCGGAGACGGTGGCGGGGGAGCGCGAGGCGGCGGCCCGGGAGGCGGGCGTGGTGGCGGGGCGGGAAGAGGGGCGCACGGCGGCCCTGGCCGAGGACACTGTGGTGGCGCGCGATCTGGCGGTGAGCGCCATCGTCGAGGCCCTGCGTCCTCTGGTGCCGGAGTTGGCGAAGGCCACCACGGAATCGGGTGATGCGGCCCTGGCGGCCCAGGTCACCACACTCCGCGAGGAGCTGGCCGCAGCCAAGGTGCAGATCGCCGACGCGGCCCAGGTGGCGGCCACGGCGGAAGCGGCCCGCGTGGCCGAACAGGCCAAGACCACCGTGGCGGCCCGTGTGGCCAAGGTGCTCGAAGGCTTCGAGGATGCGGAGATGGTTCGGCCGATTCTGGACGAGGCGACCACGGTGGAGCAGGTGGACGCCTTGTTCGCTCGCGAGAAGGCCCGGATGGATGTGATGCGGGCCAAGTTCGGCGGGGCGAAGGGCGGCGGGGCCGGGGATACCCCGGGCAGCACCCTGACGCCACAGCAGGAGGAAGAGAAGAAAATGGCCGCCCAGATCATGGGGACGGCGAAGTAGGGGAGCAGGAAAGCCCCGGCCCCCGGGGGCCGGCGCAGGGACAGGGGTGCCGGTAGAGTACCAGTACCCGGACTTTTACGATGGAGAGGGGACACCATGCGCGACGTGACGATGGGATTCATGCGGGAGGACGCTGCCCGGAGCGCGCGGCATGCGGAATACACCGAGGGACTCAGCGCCTACGACAAGGCGTGTGTCGAGCAGTTGCTCGACAACTACGAGAGCTTTGTGAGGGAGGACACCACGACCGGCGGGGTGGTGCCGTTCTCCACGGTGGCCCGGCCCCTGGTGCGGCGGGTCCACGTGGACTCCATCGCCAGCCAGATCGTGGCGGTGGTGCCGATGACGCAGCCGGTCGAGAAGATGTTCTTCCTCGACTTCCTGTACGACCAGACGCTGGCCCCCACGGTGGCGGGTGACCGGACGGATTTCCAGGCGAACAAGACCAATGCGCTCTACGCCGCGGGCATGGTCCGGGGCGAGATCCTGGGAACCGGCAACGGCGTGATCACCGCCTTCCAGACCAAGCTCTGGCCGTTTAACGCGGCCACCGCGGTGGTGTCGGTGAATGCGGTGCCGGTGGCGGCCACCATCAACGCGGTGACGGGGGCGATCACCACGTCGGTGGCGCCGGCGGCGGCGGCGGTGGTCACGGTGGATTACGACCTCCTGCTGGAGGGCCTGGGGGCCGCGGGCAATGCCCAGATCCCCACCCTCCGGATGGGGATGTCGGATGCGACCATCACGGCGACCTCGCGCAAGCTGGCCGTCGAGTACACGCTCGAAGCCAGCCAGGATTTCCGGTTCTACCACGGCCTCAATGCCGGGGCGGAGCTGGCGGTCCACATGGGCCGGGAGATGACCTTCGAGAAGGACCGGTTCATCATCAACCAGCTCCTGGCGGCCGCCTCGGCGACCAACATCAACTGGTCGAAGACCGTGCCGGCGAACTGGACCCAGCGCGACTGGTTCGAGACTCTCATGCACGCGGTGACGGACGCCAGCAACGCGATTTACAAGAAGCGCCTGCGGTGGGCCAACTTCGTGGTCATGGGCCCGGATACGTCCACCCGGCTCGGGAAGGTGAACGCCATCCGGCTGCTCAACCCGGAGAACGTGGCTCAGACGATCTCCCAGGGACCGAATGTGTTTGGCACGCTGGCCGGGGCCTACAAGGTCATCGTGGACCCCCTCTTCCCCGCCGACAAGATCCTCGTCGGCTTCAAGGGGGAGACGCTCCAGGACACGGGCTACCTGCACGGGCCGCTCATCTCGTTCGAGACCGAGGAGTTCCTCAACCCGAAGACCCAGAAGGTGGTCAAGTCGCTCCTGTCGCGTGACTCCAATCACCTGGTCTCCGGTGATTTCTATGCGACGGTGACCCTGACGGCGTAAACCAGCGCCGCACCCCCGACGCAGACCCTCCAGGGCGAGAGACAGGCGACCGCTCTCGCCCTGGAGTTGTTTCACCACTCTTTACGGATGGAGGACGGAATGGCAGACGAAACCGCAGGTGTGGACCAGGTCAAGAAGCTGATCGACGAGGCGGCCGAGAAGAAGGCCCGTGAAGCCCTGTCGGAGGAGCTGGTCAAGGAGGATGCGAATGTGGTTCCTCCCGGCTGGGGCTTGTTCCAGAACACGGCACAGGTCCAGCAGGTGGTGTACCCCAGCGGCATCGAGTCGCGGACGGTGTATCCCGGAGGCACGGTGGTTCTGCCGTTGCGGTTGGGACGCATGATGCACGCATTCACCCTGGTGCAGTCGGGGGATGCTCCTTCGGCGGCCAAGGGCAAGGCGAAGTAACCGAGGTCGTTCTCATGTGACGAGGAGGAGAGAAGATGCCGGGCCGCGACAGAGTCAATGCGACACGGGAGGTGCGCGGCCGGCTGGGGGATCTGGCGGAGGACGAACTGCCCGACGAACAGATTCAACGAAGTCTCGATGCCGGGGAGCGGGAACTGAGCCGGTACGCTCCCACGGCTCTTGATTATGCTGTTCAGGTGACACCAGAGGTCACCGACTACGCGGTGCCAGGGGACCCGGCCGCGGTACGCCTCATTACCCGGGCGGCTTTCTTCCATCTGGATTCCTCTAGCTTTGGCGCATCCCGCCCTGTCCCCTTCGGAGGAACAGGGCGGGAGGTGTCGGGGGGAGACTCCCTCTCGGCCCAGTGGTGGGTGCTGCGGACCTTCAACGGGGTCATGGACCGCCTGGAGAGCTACCAG